CGTGGCAACGCACTCTAAGGGATGCTGTGGGGCAGGATGTCCTGACTGCCCCTTCCGACCTAAAAATAAATAATGGAGTTCTCGGAACTCCTTTTTTTATGATCAGTTCAGATACACCTTACAAGTTGGCGGAAATCATTAGAGACACTTGGCCCCAACTTTACAGGCACTTGCGTCCTGCAAATAAATTTGGTAGAATATATACTCAACTGCATGATAAAAATAATGGAAGATGAAATTATTGACGTGGAATCAGTAGAAGTCTTAGATGAACCAGTTTCAGATTTTACTTCGTCAGAATCAGTAGCTCCATTGAAAACCAAACAGGAACGTGATTTTGAAACAAAAAAATTCAATGCATTAAAAAAATTGATAAAACAAAAACGCAAGTATTATAAAAGTAATTTATTTCAAGTCCGCAAACTTGAAACAAACTAAATAATAAAAATTTTACTGCGTAGTAAATGAAACATATTGTTTGTACCCTGTACGGGTGTCAATCTTCTTTGTTAGATGATGAAGATTATATCAGAAAAATTCTTTGGGAAGCCACTAACTATATGGGAGCAACATTTTTAAAAACAGTTAGTCATAAATTTGATCCACAGGGGGTAACTGCAGTTACACTGCTCGCAGAATCTCACATAAGTATTCATACATGGCCAGAAAAACAAACTGCAGTGTGTGATGTTTTTACTTGTGGAAAACCAAGTCCAAGAAAAGGTGCAATTTATTTGGGTAGAAAATTACATGCACAAGATTTTATTGCAAACACAATAGATAGATCACTTGAATTGAGAGATGAAATTTACAATTTATTCTAAGGATAATTGTCCATATTGCTTAAAGATAAAAAAAATTTTTGAATTAATTAAACTAGATTTTGTTGTATATTCATTAGATAACGAATTTACAAGAGAAGAATTTTATTCTGAGTTTGGAAAAAATTCTACTTTTCCACAGGTCGTAGTAAATGATCAGTGTATCGGCGGATGCACTGATACTATTAAATATCTAAAGGAGAACAATTTGATATGAAAAAAATAAATGAGATTTGCTACTTCGTAGAAACTCTCGTTGACGAATATACTTTAACAAGAAAAAAACCTAGAGCAAGTTTTTTAAAGTATCTTCAATCCGAAAATGTCGATAGAAAAACCATTAATAATTTTTTATTAGAAGGTATTTCTAATTTGCAACTTCAACTTCTAGAAGTTGAAGGAGCATTGTCTGGAGAAGATCCAGTTTTAAAAGAAGCATATTCTAGTTTTAGAAAACCAGAACTAAGAGAATTTAAACAGATGTTATCAGATATTATTGATGATGCAGTTATATACAAGGAAACTAAAAAAGTTGTTCGTAAAATCAAACCACACTCACCAGAGAAACTGGTACATGGCTTGAATATTTTAGAATCTTCTGTTATGATAGAGGGGAAGAAATACGTCTCTCATCCAAAAGTTGATATCGTAGGATCCAAGTATCTTGTATTCTACAATACAAAAGTTAATGAGGTAACAGTTTTTATTGGAAAAAATTTGTCATGCAAAGGATCTAGAATCATTAATTACAATGAAACAATTGGAGGCACAAAAAAACTGAAAAAACCTATAGAATCTTTAGATCTGTTGATACAATCTAACCAATACAATTTAGAAAATAATTTTGTATTACTTCCAAACAAACTCAAAACTTTTCCAAAAATTATTTCATCAAATTTTATTTTATTAAAAGTAATTAAATGACTGAAATACCATCCAAGTATCTAAATACTAATGTAAAAGCAATGCTAAATGGAGGTAGTTCTGAAAGTTTACCACCAGAAAACAAAACATATATCTTCCAGTTTTTTCGTATCTTTTCATTTTTAAAATCACGATTTACAGTGGAGATATTAGTATCTAAGGAAAACTAGTATACTTGGAGAAAGAGCATGACAGAATTATCATCAGTAGTTTCCATTTTATTTTTTAGTTTTTTATTCTGTCTTGGAAGTTTCGTAATTGGAATTGTTATTGGTTGGTTTGCTCATGAATATGCTGATAATTATTTTTCATCAAAATTAACATATCATCCAGAAATGTTTGATGATGCTGGGCATATTATTGACGAAGAATTACTATCATTAAGAATTATCGAGGAAGAGGACGACAACGAAGAGGATTAATTTATGATACTTGTTGATATGAATCAATGCATGATCAGCAATTTGATGATGCAAATCAAAGTGAGTGAAGGTCTTGATGAAAATCTAGTTAGACACATGGTTCTTAACTCTATTAAACATTACAAAAAAATGTTTTCTGAAGAATATGGTCAACTAGTTCTTTGTTATGATTCTAAGTTTTATTGGAGAAAAGAAAAGTTCCCTTTCTATAAACAGAATCGTAAAAAAGATCGTGAAAAATCTAATCATAATTGGAGTAAAATTTTTGAAGTTTTAAACAAAATTAGAGATGAACTTAGAAATAATTTTCCATATATTGTAATGGAAATTTATGGCGCAGAGGCTGATGACATCATCAGTATTTTATCTAAGCATATATCTATTAATAATATCAAACTTCAAAAAAATGGACAACTATTAGAGAAAGTATTAATACTTTCTGGAGACAAGGATTTTATTCAATTGAGTAAATATCCTTGTGTAAAACAGTACAATCCAATTCTTAAAAAATTTGTTAAGTTTCAAAGTCCAAAGGAATACTTGATTGAACATATTATTAAAGGAGATAGAAGTGATGGTATTCCAAACTTTTTATCTGATGATGATACATTTATTTCTGAAAAGCGTCAAAAACCAATTAGCAAAAAAAATCTTGTGAAATGGATTTCACAAGAACCAGAATCTTTTTGCAATGATACTCAACTAAAGAACTACCTACGCAATAAAAGTCTTATTGATTTGAGTTGTATTCCTCAAGATCTAGAACAAAAAATTCTGGAAGAATTTGAGCTGTTAAATAGTACTGTAAAAAAGAAAATACCAATTAATTATTTTCTTACAAATAAACTTACATCACTACTGAATGAAATAGAGGATTTTTAAATGACTACAAATTTACCAGTTGAAAAGATGCTTATCTCTGAAGTGCTCCAGAAGGTATCTAATGCAAAAACTAAAAAAGAAAAAATTGCACTACTTCATAAATTCAAAAGTCCTGCCCTTCAGGCAATTTTAATTTGGAATTTTGACGAGAGTGTGATTAGTATGATTCCAGATGGAGAAGTTCCATACACTCCTAACAATGTTCCAGAAGGAACTTCACATACTCTTTTGTTTCTAGAGTATAAAAAACTTTTCAACTTTGTGAAAGGTGGCAATGATGGACTTAAACAGACTCAAAGAGAGAATATGTTTATTCAACTTCTTGAAGGACTTCATGAAGATGAATCACAAGTTGTGTGTATGACAAAGGATAAAACTCTTGGAAAACGATATAAAGTTACACGTGCTTGTGTAGAGGAAGCATACCCTGAAATTAATTGGGGCGGCCGCAGCTAATGATGATTCTTCATCATAACTGTGATCCAGTACTAGCAGAAGATAGGACTCTTCCTTATAACGCATATATTGTAAAGTATATGGATGACGAAGTATATTGCTATGATATAGTAATCTCAAATAAACAAGTGGAAATTTTTGATTACTATTGGGATAGATATAGAGAAGGACTTATCAAATTCAAGCAAACTGAAGGGCGGGTTAATCCAAAAATTTGGTCAAATAAGACAAAAGATAAAAAGAAAAATTGAGGGTATTTTATGAATTGTGTCAAATTGATATCGGTGACTCCAGATGCAGAACAAACAATGGCTTATATTGCGAGAGTTTCTAATCCAGCGAATCAGGATTCTGAAAACTATGCAGGTCTGTTACGTTATTGTATTAAGCACAATCATTGGTCTGTTTTTGAGCAGTCTACTATGACTCTTGAAATTGAAACGACTCGTGGTATCGCAGCTCAAATCCTGCGCCATAGGTCATTTACATTCCAAGAGTTTTCTCAACGATATGCAGACTCATCTTTGTTAGGTGATATTCCGATTCCAGAACTTCGTCGTCAGGATACAAAGAATCGTCAGAACTCTATTGATGATCTTGAAGAGGAACAGGTATTCGTTATGAGTAAGATGATTCAAGACCTCTTCAGAGACGCCCAGGATGTCTACAGTTACCTTCTATCGCAAGGGGTGGCAAAGGAGTGTGCGAGATTTGTACTCCCTCTGGCGACCCCTACACGCATCTATATGACGGGTTCCTGTCGTTCATGGATACATTATATCAATTTGCGATCTGCACATGGAACACAAAAGGAACATATGTTAATCGCAGAAGAATGCAGATCAGTATTTAAGACACAGTTTCCTACTGTTGCAGAAGCCCTTGACTGGTAAAGGAGTTTGAAGTAAACTGGCACTAGTGTTAGAACACTCCTGTCTATGAATATATTTGTTACTAATGAGTTCCCCGCAGAATCTGCAGTTGTTTTGCCAGACAAACACATTGTAAAAATGCCACTTGAATGTTGCCAGATGTTATCCATCGTATCATCTACGTGGTATCACAACTATGGACCTTTGCCAAAATTAGATGGTACTCCTTATGCAACTAAGAAAGGTGCATTTCGAAATCATCCATGTACTCGGTGGGCTGCAGAATCTATACATAATGCATACTGGTTAATCAAACACGGAATGAATCTGTGTGATGAATATGCGGTACGTTACAATAAAACACATTCGTGTTATAATACTCTTCTTGCAGCATATTATCTTTTCCCCAAAGGTAAAATTACAAAAGTAACTTCGTTCGTTCGTGCAATGCCAAATGAATTTAAACTTAACACAAGCATTGACACTTTTACTGCTTACAAAATGTATATCGCATCCAAACCTTGGGTTGCATCTAATTATCTTCGTATGCCGCAACGCAAACCTGATTGGGTCTAAATAAAAAGGAGGAATAATGCCCACATATCCTGTAATTAATAAAACTACTGGCGACAAACAAGAGCTCTACATGTCAATGGCAGAGTATGACCAGTGGAGAAAAGATAATCCCGATTGGGATAAAGACTGGTCCGCTGGTGTTGCGAGTGCAGTAAGTGAAGTTGGAGATTGGAGAAATAAAGTTCCATCTCCTGTTCGTGAAAAACTCAATACCATTAAACAAAACCATCACGGTTCTACTATTGACCCTTAACAACTATGGCAAGAGCTGCAAAAAATGTGACCAAAGATGGAGCATTTGCGAATCTAAAATCTAGACAACTTAAAAGAAAAAAACCAATCAATGGTGATCATCTTGTAAAAATAGAACCACTAACTCCATCTCAAGAAAAAATTTTTGAACACTGGAATAATAATAAAAATTTATTCCTTTATGGAGCAGCTGGTACGGGAAAAACTTTTGTTGCCTTATATCTTGCTCTTCAAGAAATTCTTAAAGAAAACTCTATTTACGAAAAAGTATATCTTGTCCGTTCCCTAGTTGCAACTAGAGAAATTGGTTTTCTTCCAGGAGATCATGAAGACAAGTCCTCTCTGTATCAAATCCCATATAAAAATATGGTGAAGTATATGTTTGAGATGCCCGATGATGCCTCCTTTGAGTCACTTTATGGTAATCTAAAATCACAAGGAACTATTAGTTTTTGGTCAACATCATTTATTCGTGGCACTACATTAGACAAATCAATTGTTATTGTAGATGAATGTCAGAATCTAAATTTTCATGAATTAGATTCTATTATTACTCGGGTTGGTGAAGATTGTAAAATTATGTTCTGTGGTGATGTTAATCAAACAGATCTTCAAAGAACAAATGAAAAAAATGGCGTTCTAAATTTCATGAGTATTCTTCAAACTATGGAAGAATTTGGTATGGTAGAATTTGGCATTGAAGATATTGTACGATCTGGTCTTATTCGTAGTTACTTAATTAGTAAGATTAGTCTGGGGTTCTAATGTTTAATCATGTTAATATAGAGTTGCCTTCTAAACTCAAACGAGTTGAAGTAGATGGTAAACGATACTATGAAGTTCCTGGAAAAGAGGATATAAAACTAGTTTCAATAACAACCGTTACTAGTTTTCAAAAACGTCAAAGTATAGTAGAATGGCGTAATCGTGTTGGACATGATAAAGCAAATAAAATCTCACAAAAAGCTTCAAGTCGTGGAACTGATATGCACACTTTGGTAGAATATTATTTAAAAAATAAATCTCTTCCAGAAGTGCAACCATTATCTCAATTCCTTTTTAAATTTGCAAGAGCAGATTTAGATAGAATCAACAACATTCATGCCTTAGAGACACCACTCTATAGTCTTAAGTTAGGTATTGCAGGCACAGTAGATTGCATTGCTGAATACACTGGAGAATCTGGAATACCTGAATTGTCAATCATTGACTTTAAAACTTCCAAAGAACCAAAACCTAAAGAATGGATTGAAGATTATTTTGTTCAAGCAGTTGGTTATGCTTGTATGTTATATGAACTTACTGGTCTTATAACAAAAAAATTAGTTATCATTATGTCATGTGAAAACGGAGAATGTAAAGTCTATGAAGAATATGACAAATCAAAATACATTAGAAAACTTAGTCAGTATATACAAGAATGGAAACAATCTAATGAGTAAAAGTCAGGAGGCATTGAATGAGGTTTTAAATGACAAGTTTATGACTCCAACTAAATTCTCGTTGGAAATTGAAAAAATTGTAAAGGACAGTAATGGACAACTCAATTATATTGAAGCTGTATTAACTTACTGTGATGAACATGAAATTGAAATTGAAACTGTACCAAAACTTTTATCAAAAACATTAAAAGAAAAAATTAAGTATGAAGCACAAAGATTATCTTTCATGAAGAAAACATCTCGCGCTAGATTACCACTTTGATATGAATGGTTTTGAAGTTTATAAAATTTATCTTTCATTAAAACTTCATTTTTCAAAAGATACATATAACTTCTTTTTATTCAACGGGAAGTCAAGGGCTAGTCTTGCGTCTTTTGAAAAACGAAATGATAAGTATTTCTTTAAAAAACTTGCATTGAAGTATGACAAGAATACTATTATAGAATTTTTTGTTTCTCACTTTATACATGATGATAAATTCTGGATAGGAAATATTTCATTACATAATTCTAAAATTTATTCTGAATGGAAAAATAAACTTCATAGTTTGAGTTTCAAATTCTCAAATGAGATCGAGGAACTTGTTAACATAGAACCAAACTTTGATAAGATATTTTATTCAGATGGTGGGCATCCATTGTTACTTAAACAACATTTTTCTGGTCAATTAAGTTTAGAATCCTTGGTCATTCTAAATAAAGTTCTTAATTTTGTTCCAGTGTTCGACAAACAAATTAAAGAACCAGTGGTCTGGCCAGATTTAAAAAGAAAGGTAGTAAAGTACGAACCATTTCTTTCAATAGATGTACCTAAATATAAAAAGATTCTTTATGACAAGGTATGCAGTTCTTTGATCACGACATAGTTCGTTCCGAAGCTGCAGAATTAATGCGTATTCAAGAAGATCTAAATGATCTTTTCAGTTCTGGTAAATTTAGAACTAAAGAGGGTAGAGAAGTTTACTTCTTTTTAATGGAAAGACTTTTAGATATTCAGCATGTCATCTATTTCAGAGCAAGATATTCTGATCATGATGATGCAAAAGAATACATTAAAATGTTACAGGATCACCTTCACCTAGTTGCCAGAGATGGCGAACATGATGTGTTTCAGGTATACGAACGTATGAAACGTGACCTGAAGCACCTCAAGGAATTTGTCACGGAAGAGCCTTGACAGGCTCCCCTCGGTGTGGTATGATAACTAGGTGGTCAAAACCACAAAGGCCAAATACGTACACAATACGGAGAAATACACATGTCTTTTGCTGCTCTTAAGAAAAATTCTAATTCTGCGTTTGAGAAACTGACCAGGGAACTTGAAAAGATTAGTTCTACTGAGTCTAGTAGTGGTGATGATCGTTTCTGGAAACCAGAATTGGATAAGTCTGGTAATGGTTATGCAGTGATTCGTTTTCTTCCTGCTCCAGAAGGAGAGGATATTCCTTGGGTAAAAGTGTTTAGTCACGCTTTCCAAGGACCAGGTGGATGGTATATTGAAAACAGTCTTACTACACTTGGTAAGTCTGATCCCGTTGGAGATATGAACCGCGAATTGTGGAATTCGGGTTCCGATAAAGACAAAGAGATTGCTCGTAAACAAAAACGCAAACTCTCTTATTACTCTAACATCTATGTTGTAAAGGATCCAGTAAATCCTCAGAATGAAGGTAAGGTATTCCTGTTCAAATTTGGTAAAAAGATTTTTGATAAAATCATGGGTGCAATGCAACCTGAATTTGAAGATGAATCTCCAGTAAATCCTTTTGATCTCTGGCAAGGTGCAGACTTTAAACTGAAGATCATGAAGAAAGATGGTTACTGGAACTATGATAAGTCTGAGTTTGCAAGTTCTGGAACTCTTGGTAATTTTGATGATGATGATCTGGAAGTGATCTATAAAAAAGAACATTCATTGAGTGCATTCACTGATGCTTCTAATTTTAAAACCTATGAAGAACTTGAAAAACGTATGAGTCTTGTTCTCAAAGGTCGTCCTCAACAGAGAGTGGATATGGAGACTGAAGAAGATGAAGATTTTGAGGTTGAAATTCCTCGTACAACTTCATCAGCATCTAAAGTACGCGAAGAGGTAACACCTCGGATATCTTCTGAGGATGAATCAGATACTTTAAGTTTCTTTGCTAAACTTGCTGAGTTTGACGAAGATTGATACGTTAAAGGGGGTCTTAAGACCCCCTTTTTTATGACGATGTTTCGGAAATCCTATATCCTTCTTGAGTAATTTTATATGGCGTATCATATGCAAGAAGAGTGATCAATTCTTTTTCTAATGTACTAAGATATTTTGACTTTGGTAGTTTAATTTCTCTTTTTAATTCATTTAATTCATATTCATAGTCTCTATTAGTTACTTCTCGAAGTTTGTCAGCAGTTGCTAATTTTTCTACCATTGAAATTATTTGATTGTTATTATTTTTTTCTATATTATAAATGTATTTCATGGACCAATTTTCATATCGTGTAAATTTAATAGCATAATTTGGAAATATATTATATTCTAGATTTCTAGAAATAGTTATTATGGGTTTGTTATTAATAACCTCAATGTTTACAATTTTTGTATCAAATTGTATATTTAATAAATCCCCCACCAAAAGATTTTCTGCACTTCCTAATTCAATTGTGTTTGATCCTCTTGCAGAAAATTTAGAAACATATCTAAGATTATCTTTAAGAATTTTTGGTTTATAGTTAGTAAGATTTTGTTCGGGGGTATCTTGAAACATTTCTACAATCACGCCTGGTTCAATGACAGTATCTCCAGATGAATTTTTAATTTCTGTGGTCTCCCAATGTCTTGGTTTATTTTCGTAATCTCCATATTTTAATTGAATATATCTGTCTAATTCATCTTGTGCCATCGGCCACATTTGATTTAAATCAGTGATGTTATTAAGAATTAATATCGTCCAGAACCATTCCGAATCTCCATATTGATCATATGCAATACTATCTGCAGTTTCTCCAGGTTGAATTGTGTATGGAATAGATGATGCATATATTGCATTAAAACTGTCTCTAGCTCTTACTCTTCTAAAAATATTTTTAGACAGTTTATACTTTCCGGCAACTTTAAAGTCTGGGTAAAGAAAATTTGGAATGGAATCAAAGTACATTTTAGAACCCCTTCTCTACATCTGTACCAGTAATAATTTCAGTTTCTCCAAAACTTAATGTTAAGTTATAAGCAACTGGTGCCGGTCTATTTTCTTTATCTAGATGAGTAGCCCATACATTATCTGGTGTATATGAGACCTGAACGTTTTTACATACACATGGTTTTATTTTTGGCAGAGAAGTAATATCAGTTCCTTTAAATTTAAACCTAAGTGTAAATGTTTTTGGTACAGTTAACCACCTATCACTTGCAGTGTCTATGGCATCTATACCAGAACCGCCCTCGCCGCCCGATAAATTAGGGAGAGCATATTGTCTAATTGTTTTAATTATCTTTTTAATTGTATCTTGTTCTGATTTACTTCTTGGTACAAGTTTCCATGAGAGGTCAAATTGTCTCATGCCAATTCCCTTAAATACTTGTTCTTTATATGGATTAGCAATTTTTCCTGCTAGATTTTGAGTAACAACATTTGCTTTATCACCCAATGCAGCAACGATTGCGCTAATCTGACCGGCACCAGCAGCCTGCTGTACTGCACTGCTGGCCCCTCCAGCATCTCCGTCTAACAATCCCTTTGCCATTGCTGGAAGCATTTTGCCAATAACTCCAACGTCGTCTTCGTTCCATGTTGGTTGATCTGTATATTGTAAGTTATCTGGCACTGGTAGTAGTACATGTGCAATTGTGTTTGATTTTCCTCTTGATTGAATATCAGTAAAGTTATATGGTGCGGCCGTTCCTAAGCCGCCGCCAGGAGTATATAAAACATCACTTGATTTAACAAATTCTTTGATTTCTATATGTAAATAATCAAAGGCATCTACTAGGTTATTTGGCCAGTGTAATCCACTAGGGGATCTTTCGGATATATTTGTTGCGCCACTTGATGTTGAATAACTTTTTGAAGCCGTAGGCATAAATATTTCCTAGAGTGTTTAAAAAATATAAATGAATACTTTGCAAGGAAAATTTATTCCTCTAAATGCATCCAAGTATCGTGGAGATTACCGTAATATTATTTATAGATCTTCTTGGGAATTAAAATTTATGAAATATTGTGATTTAAATCAAAATATTTTGGAGTGGGGATCTGAGGAAATTGCTATTCCATATAGATCTCCGTTGGATGGTAAAGTTCATAGATATTTTGTTGACTTTTATATTAAAGTTAAAGATATAAATGACAATATACAAAAATATTTAGTTGAAGTAAAACCAAAAAAACAAACAAGAGAACCAAAGAAACAACAAAGGATGACTAAATCATACATTTATGAAGTGACTGAGTATGTAAAAAATCAAGCTAAGTGGGAAGCAGCTAGAGAGTTTTGTGACGATAATAGAATGCAATTTAGAATAATTACAGAGGACGAACTAAAGGTATGAATCAACTGCGCGGTGGAGATTCAATTACCAAGAATAGTAACCTAACTATCTTTCAAGAGATCAGTCAATTAGCAGGCACAGAACCAAGATCATATTCTTGGTATAGAGATACCGTGCGGGCTCTTGCAACTACTCATGATGTATATAAAACTATGGGATCACTAGAGGATACGATGGTTCCATCTGGCGGCGAATTGTATATGTTTGAATATAAGGCAACCTATGCATCTAAATTAAAATATTATGATGAATTTCCGCTAGTTTATGTTTTAGACGGTGGTAAAAAATTTTATGGTGCTAATTTACACTATCTAAATCACAGATCAAGAATGAATGTAGTTCTTGGACTGGAAAATGGACGAGCAAAATTTCCAAAACAATGTTACCATTATTATGTTCTTGCAGGATTAGAAACACCATTGTTTAAAATAAATAGATCAGATTATAAAGCAGCTATATTTCTTCCGACTGAGAATTTTGTTTCTAGGAGAAAGGGTATGTACCAACAATATAGTAAATCAGCAGTTTGGGGAGAAACTAATCAATGACAATAGAAGAACTATTAAAGATAACATTTAATCCTGAAAATCTGGAAATGACAAATTTTGCAGATTTTAAATCTGCAGTACAAAAACATGGGTTTAGTCTAAATAACTTTTATGATGTTATATTTGAAATAAATCCTCTCTCATCTTTATATCGAGCTTTAATAACATCTTACTCAACTACTGATGTTAATGTTTTACGGATGATGAGATTGTACACAGATGAATGTACAATTCCTGGTATTCAAATGTCAACTGGTGAGTATAGAATTAATAATACACCTCAGTTAAAATATGTGTATGGTTCTGTTTTAAGTGAAACTAATTTTTCATTTATAATGGATGCAGATTCCACAATCAAAAAGCTATTTGATATTTGGACTGCTTACATGCATGGATATGCAATTAACAGTGGGCCTCCTGTGGGAAATGGAAATTCACTTTCTCATAGAATGAGAACACGATATAGAGATGATTATGCAATTGATATTATAATTATTAAATATGAAAAACCACCAAGCAGCCGTAAAAATTATACAAAAAAAGTAAATGCATTTAGAAAAAAAGATATTATACCAGATATTTTAAAGGATCCTGCTATAGATGGAGTCGATAATCCACAAGATGAATTTTCTAACTTTTATAAAGCAGTGCCAGTCCATTCAACTAGATTATTTAAAGCTTTTCCTTCAAATATAGCTTCAGTCCCGCTGAATTCTGGTGCATCTTCTCTGAATAAATTATCAGTTTCATTCGAATATGAATCTTTTACCACAAGTGCTTTGACTGGATTCAATAGTGTCTTTAACGGTGTTCGAGATGCTGTAAATCATTAATAAATAATCACAGATAATTATTCTATATTATAAGGAGTTGTTATGCCTTTACCAAAACTTGTTACGCCAACATATGAGTTGGAACTTCCATCTACTGGACAAAAAATTAAGTATCGTCCGTTTCTAGTTAAAGAAGAAAAAATTCTTCTTCTTGCTATGGAATCTGAGGATGAAAAACAAATGACCGAAGCAGTTAAAACAATTCTAAAAAATTGTATTCAAACTACAAAAATTAAAGTTGATGAATTAGCATTATTTGACATTGAATATATATTTCTTAATATTCGTGGCAAGTCTGTTGGAGAACAAATTGAACTTACAGCAACGTGTCCAGATGATGGCGAAACTACAGTTCCAATAAAAATAGATATTGATGATATCAAAGTAAATAAACAAGAAGGTCATGAGAACATTATTGATATGGGATCTGGTATTTCTATTGTGATGAAATATCCAAGTATGGATCTATTTGTTAAGAACAATATTTCATCTAACCCAGATGTTGATGATGTGTTTGATATTGCTGGATCATGTATCTCTCAAATTGTAGAAGGTGAAGATGTATATGAGACAAGTAATTTTTCTAAAAAAGAAGTTAAGGAATTTCTTGAGGGCATGAGCTCGCAACAATTTATTAGTGTGCAAAAATTCTTTGAAACTATGCCAAAACTTACTCATAAAGTTACTATTAAAAATCCCAATACTGGAGTTGAGAGTGAGATTGTAATTGAGGGACTCGCATCTTTTTTCGCATAGCACTATCTCATGAGAATATAGAAAATTTTTATGCAGTTAACTTTACTCTCATGCAACATCATAAATATAGTCTAACCGAACTTGATAATATGATTCCTTGGGAAAGAGAAGTTTATATTCAAATGTTAATTGACTACATTAAAGAAGAAAACGACAGACAAAAACAAAGGATGAGCGGTTAAAATGCTAGGAATTGGTGCTTTATTTGGTAGAGCTGCGCTGGGCGCCGGAGCTCGTGGTCTCGCTGGCGCTGCAGTTCGTGGTGTCACTGGCGCTGCAGTACGTGATGGAATTGGTTCTACTATTGGAAGAGGAATCCGAGGGGTCGCTGGAACAGCCTTTGGTGGTAGAAATAAAGAAGATCAGACAGTACAACCAGTTAATGTCAGTGTCGTAGAAGGGTTTGCATCTGCTGTAAAGGGGTCAACTGCCGGCGGAGGGGGAGGAGCTATAGTGCCAACTGGCGGCGGAGCACTTGTATCTAGAAAGTCATCTGCAATAGTAAAGTCTGGCGGTTCCGATATACTTAGTAAGTTTGATGTATTGATTGGTGCATTTAAAAAATTAATAGAAATAGAAGAAGAAAATAGAAAAAAACTTGAAGATCAAATTTTAAATTTTGCTAGAAGTTCTGAGAAAGATGCAAGATCCTCAGAACAATCTGGGCAAGAAACCTCCAAAGAAAAGTCTGATAAAAATCCAATTATAGAAGGCGGTAAAAAAGCATTTACGGGTATCTTTGATTTTATTACAAATTTAGTTTCTGCTTTTATTAAGTATAAAATTTTAGAATGGATTTCAAAACCAGAAAATAGTAAAGCCATACAGAATACAATACAGTTTTTTATGAATGTTGGAAAACTGTTAGGATTCCTTGGCAAATTTCTTCTTGGTCCAATATTTAATATTGTTAAAGAACTTGTGACGGGAGGTTTTAAAGTATTTGGCGAATTAATAGAAGCAATAGTTAATATATTTTCACTCAAGTGGTTGACAAATCCTCTTGGGTTTATAAAAGATTTGTTTGATATACCAAAATCAATTGCAGATATGGCAACCAATGTCATTAAATCTGTTATAGATTTTCTAACGTTTGGATTGGTGAGTGGTGCAGCTGATTTAATTGGCAATGCCATCAAAGGTTTCTTTGGTATAGGAGAAGAAAAAAAAGAAACGGTTACAGAAAATTCTAGTACAGATGCTCCTCAACCACAAAAACAAGAAAATCCACTGCAAAAAACTACAAACTTTATTAAAGGTGTTGCTGGCGCTGTATTAAATCCGATAGGTGCTATTAAAAATATGTTCGGCGGCGGGGATAAGAGTGGTGATGAAACTCCACAACTAAAAGAAGGTGGAGTTGTTAGTAAAGATGGAGTTAAGGTAGAACCTTTAGACGGTCTATCTAAAATTTCTGGTGTAGGTAATTACATTGGAAAAACCATAAAAATGTTTATGAACTTACTAACCATGCCATTTAAGTTAGTGGGTGCCGCAATGATTGCTTTGATAATGAATACTGTTGGAAAAATTCCTGGAATTGGACCATTTATTAAACCAATTCTTCAAAATATAATTTCTAAATTTGACTTACCACCTTCTCTTGCAAGTATGGTATTAGGCAAAAGTCCAGAGAAAAGGAAAGAAAAAGAGAAAGAAAAAAAGAAAAAGAAAGAGGAAAAGAAACCTGCTGCAGGGGGCCCCGCCGGGGACTCTCCGCCAGCAGATCCACCTGCTAAATCTGGAGCTCAAGGTGGAGGTGCAACCGGCGGGTCTACAAACACTGCAATCGAGAGTATAAAATCTGTTGATGGGATGAGAGAAGATGGAACTCTTAAGGGAGTAAAAGGAACAGAAAGAATAGTTGGTAATACTAGAGGTGGAGGAAATACAAAAGAATATTCACCAGGAACAGGATTGATGCCAGTAGATGGCGGAAACCGAAAGTATTGGTATAATTCATCTGGGGATGTATTCATGTGGCAAAAACCAGGAGATCCATTAACAGATATTACATCTTCTGGTGATAAACAAATGTTAACTGGTCTTGGCGGACCTTTAGTAAGAGATTTAAAGACTGGACAAGTAAAAATTTTACCTGGAATGGATCAAACTCCAGTTGGATATTTTAGCTATGAGATGGGGGCTACCTTAAAGTCTAAAGGCACCGATGGGCAAGGTAGAAGTAAAACAGGAGCAACTTCAGATGCTTGGGAAAAACCTACAGACAATAGATTTGGACCAACTATACCTTTTGAATCTTCACCACCAACTAAAGCTAAAGGTGGTTGGATTTCTGGACCACAGTCTGGATATCCAGTTTCTCTAGATGGTGGAATGTCAACTGCCTTTATTGGACATGGAACTGAGTGGGTTGGATTTAGAAAAGCTAATGGTGGATCACTGAACAGTGCATTCATAATCCCATATGACACTCCTGCTACCAGAAGTAATGGTGGATTGATTGGTAGAAGAATACGTGAGGCTAAATCTGGTGGATATGCATTACCATATGCATCAGGTGGACCAGTTCATAATACTGCCGCCGAACCAACAGTGACTAAAGGAAGTGGTCAAAACCCAAGTACTGGAGGTCTCCCGGCTGTAATTAATGTTGGCAAACAACTTATATCAAAGGGGTTCACTGTAAAAGAACACCCAAACTTTGCTGGTAGATCCTTTGATCCTTCTGGAAATCAAAGAGTAGGGGGACATAGTAATGGAAGTTTGCATTACAAAAAACTTGCATTAGATGTTACTGACTGGAGATCTGGTGATTGGTTGGGAAGAACTAAACAGCTGGCAGAAGCTTTATATCAAAAGAGAAATGAATTAAAACTAACTCAAATTATTCATGATCCATGGGGATCTTGGTTTGCTGGTGAGGGAAGTAAAGGTGGTGCCATCGGCGGACACCCAACTCATTTACACCTAGGATTTGCTAGTGGTCCTGGCGGCGGCGATGTTGGAGATACTGGTGCTGGTAGTGAGGCTGCGGGCTCTACTGGTGCCGCAGCTGGGGGAGATACTTCTTCATCGGGGGGCGCTGCATCTTCTGGATTCATGGGTTCTGGAGCAAGTGAGGCTCAATTAAAATACTTGATGGCAAATCTTGGCATGAGTAGTAGTGGGCAACAACTTAGTGATGTTCAAACTAAAAATATTGTAGCGCAGTCTTTTGCTGGTGCTGGAAAACCAGGTGGTGTCCAAGTTATTGCATCAGAAAATAAAGATATTTCTAGTGCAACGTCAATGATAGAATCGGGAAATCTGGGCAGAACTCTTCCCAAAGATGGAAAATGGGCAACATATCCCTTTAACTTCTAATATCCATGGATTTAAATTCAATTCTTAACACTGGTATTGATCCAACCACTGGAAAGTATTTAACCTCAGAGGAGAGAAAGAAAGCATTTAAAAAATCCATGGGTATGGGATATGCTTCGGCGACCAAAAAAGGAACTAAAAAACCCCCAATCAAACCTCAATCTGCATTAGTTAAAAGAGATAAATTAGAACGAGATAGAATTAAAAAAGAATCGGCACTAGTTAAACAACAGAACGATAAACTTGGTTTGAAATTAGAATTATTAACCAAGTTGGTTAATAATTTATTTCAGATGCGTTCTGAAAGAGTTAGACTTGAGTCAAAGTATGCAGAAACTCAAAAAAAAGTAAAAGAAAGAGAAAGCAAAAAATCAGAAGAACAATCTATGGAATCTTCTGGTGGTCGATTTGGATCTAAATTTCTTAATAAAGTAGGAAAGAAAGCAGCAGAGAAGGTTGGATTTGGTTTGTTTAGTATTCTCAAAGCCATACTTACATATGGAATTTTAGATTGGATTTCAAAACCAGAAAATAAAGAAGCTGTTTTGTTAATGGTTAAGGGTTTGATGGGAGTATTCAAAGTATTCTCATTCTTCGTTGGAACTGCAGTGAATGCAACACTTGGTGGTTTCACAAAACTATTTGGCGGTGGAAGTATTCTTGAAAGAATCTTTGGATTCTTTGAGATGTTATTTGGAATTTTTCTATTCAGAAGAATTCTAAACCCACTGAAACTACTTGGTGATTTGAAGTGGGCTTACAAAAATATAGGAAATTTTAAAGATTTATTTAAAGCTCTTAGTGGAAAAAATCTTAGTAAAGCTGGAGATGCAGTAAAAAAAATATTCCCAACTGCTGCAAGTTTGTTCAAGAAAGGAATACAGGGAGCTGTTCAAAGAATATTCTTAAAAGTATTTGGTAAAGGTATAACCAAATTTATTAAACCGATTGCAAAAACTATAATTAAAACAGTTGTTAGGCCTTTAGCTGGTTTTGTTAAAAGAGTTCCTGTAGTTGGTACTCTATTAGCAATTCCAATCAATATGTTCTTGGGAGATCCTATTGATAAGGCAGTAGTAAAGGCGATTGGTGCTACTCTTGGCACATTTGTTGTTGGTGCTTTAGGTAGTATTATTCCTGGTGCTGGAACTGTTCTCGGTGGTCTTGCCGGAGGTTTGTTGGGAGATTGGTTAGCTGGTTGGTTATATGATGGAGTAATTGCACCTCTTGGCAAGACAATTCAAAAGTCTATGCCTCAGTTGAACACTGGTGGTATTGCATCTGGACCAGATTCTGGATATAAGGTTACATTACACGGGGAAGAAGTAGTTATTCCTGTTAATAAACTTGCTTCAACAATATTAATGCCGTATAAAACAGTAGCTTCTGCCGTTATTGGTGGAACTCTTGGGGTATTAAAATCCATGGGTTCTGTTGGTGCTCTTATGGGTCCAATAGCATTACAAATGTTTAATCCATTCATCAGAATATTTGGATTTACTAAGGATACATTTGCAAGTGGGTTAGGTAAAGGTGCAAATTTATTGATGGGCCCTGCATCTGCTGCAGAATTTCAAGCGGGAGATGAATACCCAAGTGATTCGGCCGAAGATTCGGATGAAGATGACCAGAAGGATAAGTCAGAAAAAGATGATGCCTCTAATGGAGACAAACCAGCTCCAGTACCTACTGGTCCAATACCTCAGGGTAAGAGTGCAGATTTCTGGACTCTTGCTGCAGTTGCTTCCAGAGAAGATGGAGATCCTCAGGGTCAAGCAGACGTTGCTCAATCAATCTATAATAGACTAGCTTCTGGAGCTTATGGTGGAAAAACTATAAAAGATCTTCTCATCAGTACATGGCAGTACGAACCAACATGGAGATATCCAAATGGACCAACTAGGGGTGATGGAAACCCAAATCCACAGTGGTTGAATATTAGTGACATTAAATCGGCAGCAGCTGCAGTTGGCGCATCTGAAAATCATGTTGCATCTGCTGCAAAAGCAATTACAAATTCTGGTCTTCAAGCAAAAGCGGCAGAATTTGTTCAAGGTAGAACAGATTTTACTGGATATTCAAAGCGTGCAAGAAGAGGTCAGATTCAAAGAAAACGTGGTGATAATTATTTTGGATGGGATTTTAATTATTCTGGTAAAGGAATTGCAAAAGTTCCTTCCTTCAGTGGAGTTAAATTAGCATCTGCTGGTGGCATCATTCCACTGTTCATGAGTGGTGGAGGAGAATATAATCCTAAAAGTGGTATGGTTCAACCATCCATGAAAGATTTTAATTTTATTCCCAATGAAGAAGCTATAACTGATCGTAAAAAGAAAATGTCTATGATACTTCAATCCCTGGCGGGAGGAGGAATGATAAAAGTTGATGGTGATGGTTCTGGATGGACAGGAACACTTTCAATGTATCAAGGTGGTGCCAAGGTAGGAAAATCTTATAAGGCAAGATCAGGAATATCAAGTAAGCGTAATGTCTCACAAAAAGATCGTTTCCATACAAAAATGTCTCCCCATCCAGATGGTACATATTCTTTAGTTGGTGCTGATTATCATGGACATATTATGGCAGGATTAGGAGATTGGTCTGTTTATATTGGTAACTCTAGTGGTTCATTGGGTAGCAGAAGTGGTTTAATGTTTCATAATGATATTGGAAACAATGGAACTGCTGGTTGTATAGGTATTGATGTTGGGGGAGCTGCTGGAACTAAAGCAGATAAAGATTTTTGGAAACAATATCAAGAAATTAAACCTTCAAAAATGCTCATAAATTTACTTGGTAAAGGTGCTGGAAAGGTTGATGATCTTGGTGATCAAAGTAGTGGGCCCGCTTCAAATTCTTCATCACAGACAGATTCTCCGGCATCAGATGATAAAAAAGAAGAAAAGGTTGATCCAGGATTCATGGGATCGGGGGCAAGTATAGAACAATTAAAATATTTAATGGCAAATCTTGGAATGACAGGTGGGGGAGGGTCTGGGTCTGCTCCGACCACTCCTTCTGCTCCACCACCATCTTCTGCTCTACCAAGTATGAGCTCCAACTTTACTTTGGATAAAAAAATGAGTTCAATTACATCCAAGATTTCAAACACTACAATTATACAACAAGGATCAACTAATTTTGGTGCTTTAACTATTACTCCATTACCAATAAATACTTTTATAACAACAACAGATGTGTTAAATAAACTATAATGGCTGGAGATTTTCCTGGAGATTTTTCTCTCAAAGAAGTTTGGTTGTATCCTCACTTTGAAGAAAAAATAGATATCAAACTACTTGTTAAGGAAATTACTTTATATGAAAGTATTCATAGCGCATCTTTGCAGTGCACTATTTTAATTCAAGACATTGAAAAAAACTTAATTAATAAACTTCCACTCATGGGAGAAGAACAGATACAAATTATTATAAAAAGCAATAAAATATTATACGATTTAAAATATTTTATCTATAAGATTGATGGTCGTACAATGCAAGAAAAAAATCAGTCTTATGTATTAAGTTGTGTTTCTCTAGAAGGATTGCGAAATGAAAATTTTAGAATATGTGAGAGAGTTGATGGAAAAAAATCAGAAGAGCTTGTAAAAGAAATCTTACAACAAAGTAATTTTACAACTAAAAAAATATCCACTCCAGATGTTAGTGTATATCCTTTTAATATGTACATACCAAATTGGAGACCCTTTGATACTATCATTTGGTTATCAAGAAGATCTGTGCCGGAGTACAAAGAAAATTCAATTGGATACTTATTTTACGAAACTTTTGATGGGTTTAATTACAATTCGGTTGATAGACTTTTAGACCAAAAACAATATCCAAATGACAAAACAAATTATACTTTCTTTCAAGGTAATCAGTCCAGTGGTGGAACAGGGGCTGCAGATGAAAAATATAGAATTATGAATTACTCATCTCCAAAAGTCTTTGATATGTATGATGATTTAAGACGAGGTGCTTTTGCTCATGAGTGTATCTATGTTGATATTAATAATCGATCCTATAGAGTATTCAGAAAAAATGCAGATGAATTTTGGGAAAATAGTAGTCATGCCGAAAAAGTAAAACCATTTAAAACTACAGTACAAGGTAATGTAGATTTGTTAAAACGAGGCAGCAGATTTATATACAGACCAACTACAATTAATACCTGGGGATGGAAAGAAGATCAAAATACTGAATCGACAAATAATATTGATCCAGCAAATTTAAATTTTGAGAAAGTTTTCTTTAGGTATTATTTTCTAGAGTATAATCATATGGAAATAAATATTCCAGGAGATCTTGAAAACAGATGTGGGAACATGATTTATGTTTCGATACCATCTCCAGAACAAAAAAGTAAAGAAAAAGTTGTAGAAGATGCTAGAATTAGTGGTAGATATATGGTTAATACAATTAAACATACCATCATAAATAGATCAGAACTTAGAACTACCGTAACCTTAACCAGAGATTCTTTCGGTGGTCAACCAGTAGCAGATCAACCTGTAACTACTGGCGGTCAAGTTATGTTAGAGGGCAAAAATTGAGGAGAACTCATGTCAACAATAGATGATCATATTGAGAAAGATAAAAAAATTTTAGATGATCCTTTGACTTCCTCTCAATCCAGGCGTCATGTAGAGGAGGAACTGGAGGCATTAGAAAGATATCATGCCAGACACCCAGAAGATAACCATGATCCAACTCCTCTAGAATTGTATTGTGATGATAATCCAAGTGCATTAGAATGTAAAATTTACGATGATTAATTATGGCATCTACTAATCCTACACTACCAACCACTAGTTTCATTGGTAATGATGACTTCCGATGGTGGATGGGAACTGTATTGAACTCGGATGACAAAGATGCAAAACTTGGTAGAGTCAAAGTAAATATTCTTGGTTATCATAGACCAAAAGAAAAACCATCAGATTTGCCTTGGGCATTAGTAATGGCACCAACGGATTCTGCTGGTGCCAATGGTGTTGGTAGTGCTCCAAACCAATTAAAACCTGGTAGCTTTGTTGTAGGATTTTTTCTTGACTATCCAGATTGTCAACAGCCGATTGTTATAGGGTCGTTACTTAGTAAAATTAAAGATGTAGTGGATCCAGAATCGCAAAATAGATGGGATTATCCAGGATCATTTGAAAATACAGTCCAAAAAGATAAATCTGATGTTAGTGATAGTGGAGCTAGTGAAGCTTCACTTGCAGGAAAAGCATCAATGTCTGCAGCTGCTGCATCTTCGCCACACTCTGCAGCAAATCCATCTGGTGTTGTTAAAGAAGTACCAATTGCTGATGCTAAAAATGCTGGTGATAAAACACTCACATCTAATATTAGTTATGCATTAAATCATCTTTCGTTAACAATGAAGCAACTGAATACTATTAAACCAGGAGAAACTTCGTTAACAGTTGATCTAGATTCTGAGGAACAGGCAATTCCAGTAAAAAGTACTAATGGATTTCCAAGTATCGGTATCTTAAATGTTGATGGAGAAAAGATAGGATATAATAATAAAAATTCCAAAACATTTGTCTTAGCAAAACGTGGTCAAGATGGTACTACTCCCAAAAAACACAAGAAAGGAACCTCTGTAAAATTAATTGACAAGGGAGAATATCAAGGCGGAAAATCTGGAAAATCTAAGGAAGGATTTACAACGGGATCCTTCATTCAAAGTTTTGTAGATATAAAAACCACTATTGATACAGTATTAGAATTTATTGAAGATTCTCTTTGGTGGGTAGTTAACCAAATGAAAGCTTTTATAACTGGTCAAATTACACAGATATTAAATGCAATTGGTATAGCAGCTATTTCTCCAATTCCAATGTTCGGTAAACTTTTGACAGATATAATATTATTCGTTATTAAACAAATTTTATGCACATTAGACGAATCTTTAATCGATGCATTAATGAGTCAGATTGAATCTGCAATCATGGATTTTGTGAATGGTATTTTAGATGCTATTGAGTGTGTAGTTGATGCAGTGTTTGGAACTATATTTGAATTAGTAGAACTCGGAACTCAAATTTTTGATACAGTAAATACAATTATAGAATCATTTTCTGCTCTTGGAAGTCTTTCCTCCCTCACTGATTTATCGCAGCTAAATATTACTAGTATTTTAGATTTTATTTTTGGACTTCTTGGAATTGGATGCAACAAAGATACTAGAGATCCATTTGATCTTACATTTTCTATGTGCGACCTGGCCAATCTTGGAGGATGTGGCGGAATTGGAGGATATGATATTGATATCTCTGGTATACCAGGAAGAATTAATCCAGAGTACTCTAAAATAATCGGAACTTTTTCAGAAACTGGTACAATGGTGATGATGGATGATACTCCATATAATTCTAGACTAGTAATTGAACATGGACCTAGTAAATCTGGCATTCATGTGTATGATAATGGAGATGTTAGAATTACCAATTCATCTAAAAAGACGGAGGTTACTATTAAAGATGAAGAAATTATTGTTCATGGCAACTATAAAATGGTAATTGATGGAGATTACCATCTCAAAGTTGGAAGAGATATGCATGTTGAGGTTCTTGGAATGTATAACATGTCAGTAAATAGAGAAAGTAAACTTTCATATGCTGGTGAACATACTACCTATTTTAAAAATGATTCTAGACTTGAAGCTAACAATGGTTTTGCATTAGTTGCATCTAAGTTAGGTGTCTCATGCTCTGGTCAATATGAAATTTTTTCTCCTATTATAACTTCATGGACTACAGAACAAAATCATTTCTGTTTGGGATCTCATAATGTGACTACATTGTTTCAAAATAATTTTGTTGGATTGAATAAACTTAAATTGGTTGCAGGAAACAATCTTTATGCAAGAATTGGAACCAATTTTGAAACTGGTTTAGGGTTGTCAAACGTATTTCAAACTGGACTTGAGAATGAATGGTGGGGAGGATCTCATAATCAAATTGGTCTTGGTGCATGGACAGAGAATAAATTTGGCATTGATCAAGAAAATACTCTTGGTGTCACAGCATTTACAAAACAAGGAGCGTATTTTGATTCTATTGCCGCAGCTGCATTTAAAGATACAACAGGATTATTTTTTGATACTGCCGTAGGAGTTCTTTTTGAATCTTCTGCAGCAATTCTTAAAATCACTGCACCAATAGTCTCTATCAACTAATGACTTGACGCATTCTGAAATCCATGGTAAGATAGATGAGAAATCAGGGAGAGTCTTCTATCATGCTTATCAATCCAATTTCTAAATTGCGAAAAGTTGAAGTAAATATTTTAAGTAGAGTTATAACCATGTATAGTGATAATGGAGAAGTGCTTTCTGTAGAGAATAATACGTCAGAAGAATTTACAAATATGTGTGAGTTTATAAATTCTCATGAAGATCTTACAGAAGAGATGATTGAGTATGTTTATTGACAAAATGCGGAACTCGTACTAAAATTTAGACTTCAGTCTTCTCTAGGCGAAAATTGAATTCTGTTTACCAAAATCTCCGAAAAAAATTCCCGGCCAAAAATTGGTCCGTGGCCTTTTCGAGTTTTTTGGGGCGGTGGTGAAATCGGTAGACACACCAGACTTAAAATCTGTTGGGCTTATGCCCGTGGGAGTTCAAGTCTCCCTCGCCCTATATGTATTAAATAGTGAATCTGGCCAGGATTTCCATGAAGTACAGAATATCTCATGCTTATTGTTGGTATAACAATGGTTCTCAGATTGTAAAAATGTACTTTATCAATGAAATACCCTTCACTTTTGATGATTTAGATGAAGAAGTAATATATGATATTGCATATTTGGAAGCCGCAGATAAACAACGTACTTTTGAACCAGAAGATCTATACAGGTCATCTTTTTATCTGATTGATGAGCAAGCACATCCTCTGATGTTTGAGTTAGAATTGGAAAATCCTGAAGATTTACCGCAAGACTGACAAAAAATAGCGGAATATTTTTATTTTTTTAGTTCAATTTTTGAATGCAAATTTTTAGACGCCTATAAATAAGTTCAGATGTATTCCATCATTCATCGGAGACAAATTTATGGCTCTAACGAGAGTTACATCTGGCGGTATTGCTCCTGGAGTGGAGATCAAGTTTGATCAAAACAATTCTCCAGCCGCTCCTGCAATCAGCTTTGATACCGACACAGATACGGGTATTTACAGTCCCGCAGCAAATACAATTGCTATCTCAACAGGCGGCGTTGAGAGATTTAAAATTGGTCCTAATGGAGAACTTACTCTAGGTACTCCACTAATTCCAACATATCTACCAGTTACAGATAGTTCTTCTTCTAGTGCAACAGGAAAGACACTTTACGTTAATTGTAACGACAGTAAAGGGGACGACACAATAGGTAACAATGGTGAAAATTTAACTAGACCATTTAAAACCATTGAACGTGCTCTTATTGAAGCTGCTAGAAGATCATATGTTCAAGGGGTAGGTGAAGCTGCTGGAGAATTGGGTGCTGATAGATTTGAATATTTTACAATTGTTGTTTATCCAGGTCAGTACACTGTTGACAACCGTCCTGGTCTTTTCCAAGGTGCAAGTCCAGAATGGAGTGGAGACTACAGCAGTTTAATTGCCCAGAACTCACTCGCACCAACTGATTACTATAAGTTTAACGCATCAAATGGTGGTCTAATTGTTCCTAGAGGTACTTCCATCGTTGGTATGGACCTCAGAAAGACTGTTATTCGTCCTAAGTATGTTCCAGATCCAGAAGGATCCGGCTCAGAGGCTGCAATTTTCCGTCTAACTGGTGGTTGCTATATCTGGCAACTTACAATTAAAGATGCAGAAGGACAACCATATTCAACACAGAATAATCTTCATTCAAGCGCAAATTTTTCGCACCACAGATTAGTTTGTTTCAAGTTTGCAACTGTTGATGACCTAAATGCGTATTACAGAAAAATTGACCAACTAGATGGCAACATTCCTGCATCTGGCAACTCAATTCAAGAACTTCGTCGTCGAATTGAGGAAAATAGAATTGTCGGTAACTTTACTGACGCAAATACCGTTGATACAGTTGACTCTGCATCTCCATATGTTTTTAACTGCTCACTCCGTTCCGTATGGGGTATGTGTGGTATGCACGCTTCTGGTGCTGATTCAACTGGATTCAAATCCATGGTTGTTGCACAGTTCACTGGTATTTCTCTCCAAAAAGATGCGAGAGCATTCATCAACAACAACCCAAGAACAGTATTTGACAACTACAAGGATTCTTGGAGAAATTATCATATCAAGGCATCTGAATCTTCATTTATGCAGATTGTTTCGGTGTTCGCAGTTGGTTACTCCGACCACTTCATTTGCGACAGCGGTGGGGACATGTCAATCACCAACTCAAACTCCAACTTCGGTAATGTTTCGTTGAAAACTAGAGGTTTCCAACAGATTGCATATCCTCAAAATTCAAACGGCAAGATTACTGCTATAATTCCACCTAGAGGTATTGATCCAGCTCTCCGTACAAGTACAGTTCAGATTGATTTCCCTAACGTAGAAAGAACTCTATTTGCAGAAGCAAATGCTGCAGCTGCACCTTATGCAAGTGCTGGATCACTTTCAACAAATCTCCAAAATGATTTTAAAATTCTTTATATTGGTGGGCAAATCAATGAAGATGAAATTCAAGAACTCACACTTATTGAACAGGGCGTAAATAAAAGATATCTTGCATTCGGTACAACCAGTCAATATCTCTTAACCAAAAAGACTAATGAGACTCTTCTCTTTACTCTTAGTGGAACAACTTACACAGATCTGATCAGAACAACTTCATCGACAGTAGACCCAAGTTACAATGATGCCAATAATCTCGAAAGACTCGGCTATGGTTTTGATATCATTGGAACTCATACTACTGGTCCAAATCTTGGTAAAAAGTATGGTTATCTATACCTCAAGTTGACTACTGCTCCTACAACTGGTTCTAATACTGTAGTAAATTCAAGCGGGTATGCAACTGATGGCACATTCTCGGTTGGTTCTGCACACACCATTAACAATAACGATGAAGTTTTAATCAGTACCGTATCAACATATCCAACCCCAACAGATAACTTAGGACAATTAAATTCAATTACTCCATATTTTGTTGTTGGTAAGTCTGGAAACAACTTTAAACTTGCAAGAACTATTAATGGTCCTGCACTTACTTTTTCTAGCGCCGGGAATAATACAGCTTTCGTAATTACAAAACAGCCAACTCCAACTACTTCTGGTATTTTGGGTGTATTCCATACTAGAATTGAGGTTGCAACCAAGAAAACCTATCAGTACTACTTCACAGCTGGCACAACCAACGTTGGCCTAGAAAGAGTTGCTGATACTAGAACTTCTATTGCAAACTCTGAACTTCTTTGGAGAATAGAATATACTCTTCCAAAAAATCTAAACTGCAAACCACCAGAGAGAAGATTTATTCTTCGTCCAAACACTGGTTCGGTAAATGATGTATTTTATATTTTAAGTGTTGATACGGAACAGGATTATATCTTCGGGGAGCAGGATGGTATTTACTATCTAACTTGTTTACTTGGTTCAGTTAGGAATACAACGGAATCTACTGTCGCTCCAGGCGCAATTTATCTCTATGAGGGCGTTAATATAATTCCTGATGGGGTTACTCAAAACATCAACTATCTATATCCAACTATTGATGAAGATCAACCAAACTGGAACCCAGGATCTTCAATATCAAAGGTTAAAATTCTTAACGTTGCTGCAAACAACAATACTTTTAAGAAGAACCTATTTATTTCAGCTCCAACTGGAAATGATTTACAGTTTACTTCTCTAACCAGAGAAACGTGCGACAAGATCATCACTCAGTTAGGTCTTCAGTATAACGGCACCACGACTGCAGTTTCAACTTCAACCCCATATCAGTCAAATGCCACTCAGAATACTCATGGTAAAGACGTTCGTGGAAGTGATAGAAGAATTGACGTTAACGATGTTAACGTCAAACTACACAGACCATCAATCATTCGCGCATCTTCTCACACTTGGGAATACATAGGCTATGGTTCTGGTAACTATTCAACCGCTCTACCACAGTTCCACCAAGTTGTTCTTTCGAGACAAGAGCAGTTTGTCTCTCAAACTCTTGATCTCAACGGTGGCCTAAACGCATCTACTGGTACTAACAGTTCTGGTGAGTTCTATATTGGTAACAACATTCAGGATGCTGGTGGATATGAGACTGTAACTTTAAACGTACCTGCTGTAAGAACTTCTTCACAGACTCGTTTGATTGACTATTCAAACACATTCAACTCTATCACTAATAGTATTGCACAGGTTAACCAGTCACTCACAAGCAACATTTCTCAGTTACAGCAATCGTTCTTAACTCAACTCCAAGGACTTGCAAACTCGTTTACAACAACTAGTTTGACTGTTCAAGATACCGCAACTATTTCAACTCTAGTTGTTTCAACTAAACTTGCTATTTCTGGTGTTACATCTGATCTTAAAGCGGCGACGACTGATGCCGCTGGTCTCGTAAGACTATCAACATCTGCAGAAGCAGCACTTGGTACTTCGGAAAGTATTGCAATTACACCATATGCACTGTCAAGTAAAACTGCATCTAGTATCAAGGGTCTAACAAATATCAGAATGTCACTGAATGCTCCTGGTGCAGGAACTGGTTTCCTATATCCAACTGTTGATGTCAGTGCCGCAACATCTTGGTACTTACACCCATTCAGAGGAAATGAAATTTCTCTATATGACTATCAGAATAATATTTGGACGATTGTTCCAGTTCCAGAAAACAGCAAACAGTTCTACTTTACTTCAGATGGTCAAGCTGGCGGAACAGCTCTTACTGCTAACACAGTATTTGATGTATACCTCTATAATGCTGGCAGTGTTACAACTCCAGACCTAAAAGTTGAGTATACTGCATGGTCAGACTTTCACACCCCTCCAACCAGAGCGAAGGTACAAGGTATTGTAACCAAAGGTTCAGTTGGTGGAATTGATGCTTCCAAGAGATATATTGGTCTTGTCAAGACTGGTGCTACAGCAGGTACTTGTTCGGTTAAATTGGGTGGAAGACTTGCTAATAACCTTGCTGAAGCTGATGTTCCAACTATTGGAATTGCAAACTTCTATAACACATATAGATCTTCACAAAGATTCATGTTTGCAAGTTCTTGGAATACCTACCAGTGGTATCCATGGGGTTCACCTCCAACATATGGTGCAAAAGCAAGAATTGAAGTCCTAACCGCAGATGATTCTTCTATTACATCATTCAGTGATATTTACAATAACCCTGTAGCCGGCGGTGCTGGCACAGCTCAAGTTATTTGTTATCAGACAATTGGTTTAGATTCCGTTGACGTTGGTGTTACCGTTGATGGTGCCGGTTCTGGACTCTCTGGTGAAACTTCATCTGGTTCTGGAATTTTCGTCCCAGTTGATGCTTTCTATGGAGAAACACAAGGCGACAACCAGACTGTAAGTACTAGCTGGTCAAGAACTCTTGGTGCTGGTCTACACAGAATTTATTATGTCTATAAACAAAGTGGACTATCACTAATCAATGAGCACGCTGCTCATGGTATGATTGTAACTGCAGAAGTATAAGGAGGTAAATTATGTCAGTTAGATATGGATATGCATACGTATCAGCAGCCCTATTAAGAATTCATAACGGTGTTCTTCCTCAGGGCAGCTTTCCTTCTTCAGATCCAGAAACGGATCCAACCTGGTATGAACAAATTGTTTATGCAGAAGGAGAAACTTTAGTAAAACCTTCAGAAGAAGAAATTCTTGATGAAGTTGCAAAAATTAAAGAGGAAAGAGGAGAAGTCTGATACTTCTTCTATATAAATAAAGGAGGGATATATATCCCTCCTTTTTTGTAGGTATATACCTAGTTTGGAGAATTGAGATCAATGGCAACAACAATTAAACTTAAGTCGAGCTCTGTAACTGGTCAAGCACCAACAACTTCAAATCTTGCTCTTAGAGAGTTAGCAATCAATACTGCTGACGGGAAACTTTACCTAAGACAAGGAACAGGAGCAGTAGGAGACACTATCATAGATTTGCAACAGAGATCTTTAGACGATGCACTCGCGTTAGCAATTGCGTTGGGTTGAAATAATGGCAAATGTATTTAAAAGTTATACAAAAACTTCAATTGGCACATCAACAACTGATGTATACACAGTCCCCGCTTCAACAACTGCGGTAGTCATTGGTTGCAATCTTGCCAATATAACTGGAGACCAGGTTAATGGTAACGTCATCATTAATAAATCTGGAGCAAATGATGATGTATATTTAATTCGCAATATTCCAATCCCAAACGGATCTGCATTTGAATTTAATGCAGGTAATAAAATTATTTTGCAAACTGGAGATAAAATCCAAATATCCTCAGATATTGCATCAAGCATAGATGCTATTGTGAGTGTATTAGAGCAAACTTGATGTGATTAAACATGATTCAAACTAAAGCTCAATTAATAAAAACTATAAAAGAACCAATTGCAATACCAACAGGAACCACTAATACTGGGACTGTATCGTTACTAACTGATGATTTACGATTTGATACAAAAATTAATTTTATTTCTGGAGTCGAGGTCCTGTTAGGAGGAGTGCTGGATCTATTCAGATGGTACAAATAAAATAAATATTTTAAAAATACTTATTATAGTTAAAAACTCATGTCATATATTGGTCGCAGCCCTACTCCTGGAGAAGTCATTATTCTGAACTCAATAGAGTCTCAGTTTAATGGATCTTTAACTACATTTAATTTGACTAGAACAACTGGTGGAGTAACATCGAATTTTTATCCAGTTTCTAGTGGGCATCTTCTAGTATCTCTCGGTGGTGTCATACAAAAACCAGACTCAACAGGAAATACTGGGTTTAGAATAAACTATAATACTATTATTTTTGCAGTTGCACCTCTAGTCAATACAAGTTGTTTTATTATATCATATGGCAATATTGTTGATGTTGGAACTCCTGCAGATCTCACAGTAACTCCTATAAAATTATCTACAGGCGGCCCATCTTGGGATACTTCAGGCAATTTAACAGTTGCGGGCAACCTAACAGTTAATGGTTCTACAACAACTATTAATTCAACAACGTTAAGTATAGATGATAAAAATATAGTTATTGCAGATGGTGTAAGTACACTTGCAAATTTAGATACTGCGGGCATTGATTTCGGAAGCACTAATGTTAGATTAAGATACAATTATAATGGTGGAACTAATAGTGGGTTGAGTATTGAAGGTACTAATGTCGGCATAGGAACCACAAATCCA